TGTATTTAGAACTTTTCCAATATAGTAAGCATCATTAGGATCCAAACTAGCGGTGAACACTCTCATACCATCGATAGCATCATCGTCACCGAAGGTTTGGTCACCCGTTCCGCCTCCATCAGCGCTTGAGAAAATACCAATCTTAAATCTCCTAGAAGAATCAGGCGCGCAAAGATCTGAAGCCACACTGTTTTTGGTTACCACGGAATCGGTTGTATCAAAAACAAAGATGTTAGAAGAGGTAGTCAACATGATACCGCCTCTAATCAAATAAGCAGTATCGGCAGCAGCTGGGGACTCTCTAAAGTCCGTAAAAGTGTCGTTATCCGTAAAAACAGGGAAACCGATGTCGCTATTAGCAGGAACATTGTGCTCCGCAGCGATGAAAACAACATTACCTGGGCTTTGGCCAGTTGCTGTAGCTTTTGTACCATCAGCCAAGACCTTAAATCCAGCATTGTTAACGATTCCACCATTCTCAAAGTTGGCAATGTGGCCAGTAGTAGTATTAGAGCCTGCACCTAAAACCCTACAAAAAGTAACAGCGTTTCTATATTTTAAAAATTCTTTAACAGCATAAGGTCCAAAACGATCAGGGTTTAAACCCCCAAACCTCGTTTCAAAATCTCTAAAGTTTCCAACTGTGACTGGCACGAAAGCCGGGCCAATGTCGGATGTACCTATGATTCCTGCTGGTGTTCCTAACTGTGCCGCTGTCCTCGTCGACAGGTCAATTTCCTGCTCAAAGAATCCAGGACTTCTAAAAGTTTGTTCAGCCATGATTTTTTCTCCTAGTCATACCTATAAGTATTCGTTTTATTTTGATAATTCAACTTTTCAACGTAATTAAATCGTGTACCTTTTCACCGTGGCGCGAAGTTTTAGTTTTAACCAAAACTTTCCGAAAAGTCACTTCCCCTGTAAAAGGATCAACATATCTTTCCATTCTCGTAAATTCTACCCCACCCAGAGACGTTGGACTTCCGGGATTTGGGTTAACTACATCTGAACTAGTTCCGCCGATTGTGGCAGAGTTAGTCCCGCTTAGCCCAGTTGCACCTTCAACAGCTTGCGCAGCTGTGTTTCCTGTAATTCCTGCGGATGGAATCTTAACACCACCGATCGAAGATCCAGGAAGTGGATCATCGACATGCTCCAAATCTTGGTTTTGATGGTGTTCCGGAATTCCGCTTACCGTAGCAACAATTTTTTGTTGCGATGAATTTGAAAAATTAGTATCAAACGATATTTTCGGTGCAGACAATGTTCTCCTCACTGTAGTTTGTGAACCAGGAAACTCTGGATTAATTATGTAGCCATTTACGGAAATACTGAAATTATATTTAACTATTCTTTCTGCATCGGTCATTGAATCAAAATTTAGGTCCCCGTTAAACGCTGGATCCGTATAACCTACAAACCAATATCCTTTATCAGATTCTAATCTAAAAGATTTAGAAGGGCCATTAGTGTAGTTCGTAATAATAGCTTCAATGAGGCCGTTCATCTGTTGGAGATATTGTGCCCAAAGTGTTATTTCATAAGTAGCACTAAAATATCTTGGATTTGACATTGTGATTATTTCAGTGACAGGGCTTTTGAAATCATTTAAGATGACCGGGGAAGAAACATTTCTTCTGTAATCGCGAAGTGATGGCCCTTCGTGTTTCACACTATTCACAACATTTTCTTGATTCTGCAAACCTTCAGCATTTCTTTCTTTGAATATCTCTATAGAGTCTGCGTGTTTTCTACGCATGATCTCTTGTCTTCCTGTGCCTGGACCGACGCCGAAGCCACCGGCTGTTTTTTCCTGTGATAAACCTGATCGTAATATAGAAACCAAAGGCAGAATCAGCGCGCCGTGGCGATCGGTTAATGGCTTATTTCTTCGAAGGACGAACGCTCTTTCCCCAGTAGCAAATATAACCGGTATTCTTTCCGTATTCCCCTTGTGTTCATAAAACAGCGGAAGCTGCTCGTCAAATAATTTAAAAATAGCCCTATCAACATCCTCTATTCCACAAGGAGGTAGCTCAAAATTTTCCGGTATGTTAGCTCTAAAAAGTGCATTTCCCGAAGCTGGTGATAAATCTGGCTTTGTATACTTTGTCGTCATTGTTCGTCACCATAAAACGAAGATTTTACAGAACCTTTTTTGTTCACTGACTTGGCGCCAGATTCTGGTGAGGGAATTACTGAATCAGATACCAAGGCGCGGCGATCGTCTTTTGAAGCATCACCTCTTTGCTGCGTAAATGTTTCTTGGACTGCATCCGGATCTGTATAAATCTCTTCAGTAGGCCCGATTGGTCTAACATCAAGTTGACCTTTTCTTGCCGTTTTTCCAGTTATGACATAACCGGTATAATGCTCAATTTGACCATAAATAACAGAATCATATTTCGATGAAGTTATTTCAAAGAAGTTATCACCATAAGAGAAATAATCCCCAACCCTGATTTCTAGGCCTCGATCGATAACGTCTCTATAATGTATATAAGCTGTCATATTATAGGTTGAGTGATGTCCAAACCTATCTGTACTAACTTCTTTTGCCTGCCATTCAAGTCTAGCATCGATTTCAACTGGTGGGTCGAAGACCTTGTTAACGGACTCCTCATAAACATCATGAGTGTCGCTCAAGTCTTCTCTTACGGAGTAATAATAAATTACTTGTCCAACAATGTCTTTGTTTATTTCTTTCGTTAAGTCAGAAATAAGATCGATTTCTCTCGGTGTTATAAATAATCTAGCCATCAGGTTTCTCCTAGCCTATCATTATGGATTTACCTAACGGAATTGGAACTGTCTTCAAAATAGTCTGTAAATTTGTCGCTTCGGTAGCCTGAGCTTCAATAAGTTTATCATAGGTCAAGGAATCGAACATTTCTCTGATTTCTGTTCTCAATTTATCCTTTTCCTCTTTGCCGGCGCTAATCAGATCTCCTCCGTTTAAGGAAAGATCTCCATTTGGAATAGGAACCGATGAAAACTTAGATCTTACATGACCCAATATCTCTTTTGAGCATGCCAGTGTGTACTGACGCACCCACTGTCGGCCCATAGAATTTATTGCATTATATGATATGTTTCCATACGGAAGATTGCTTGGGTTTGATATACCGTCTAAACTTTCATCAGTATATGAAGGATTAAGGCCATCGTTGACAAAACCAACTCTTACCCATAGGTTTTTACCATCAGAAGCTGACGTTGGCCGTGGGAATATACGAAGCTTTGTGCCTATTAACTGGTAGCTAAATCCGGAGCGCCTAACTCTATTGGATATATCCATTTGACCAGCTCGAAGAACGTCTTCGAAAACAGGGAGAACATAAAAAACTGTTTCCGGAGTAAAAGACTCAAAACTAAATTCGTTATTTAGATAGTTGATAGCAGACGTCGTATCGAAAAATCTGTAAGCAGCTTGAGGATTAAAATGAAATACCTCAAATATTCTCATCTTAGTCTGTGGTGAGTTGACAGAACTCTCAACTATTAAATTTCCATCTTCATCTTTAAGTTCCGTATATACGTCATAGTCTTGACGAGAAGCGGTTAGGACTAAAGAGCCAGTAACGACATTATGAGATCCTCCGACAGCCGCATGGGTAGCGTAGGGTTCTGCTTTCCTCATTAAAAATTCTAATGTTTCTCTAGGAAAACGAGCTTCACTTCCAGATAAAGATCCGGTCGACCCCCCTAGCATATTTGATAATTGTGACTTTGTCATATATTCATTAACAAACTTACCATATTCAAACACGGATTCTTCAAAACAAGCCCAAACCTGTTTTTTAGTCAATTCAACAGACAAAATATCATCGCCTAACTTTCTTCTAACAAATGTAAACATTGAGTCAGCATCTGACTGAAAATCAGTATCTGAATCAAAAGCTCCAAAAGGAGTTGGATTGTTGGTGTTAGCAAAAGTAGCCATAGATGATCTCCTTCACGTCAATAAATATAAGGTTCGTGCGCCAAATACCTTTGTGTCATTGGCGCGCTATGCAAGGGTTTACATATAATTATTCACAAACCAAAGAAAAAAAATAATAAAAAAAAAGGTCGGCATTATAGCCGACCAATAAAGAACATTACATGTAATATTCTATTATTTATAATTTAGGCCAATGGGTTGGCACCTTAGTGGAAGGAGCAGTAGCGAAATATCTTCTAAGTTCTGCCAAAACTTCTTCACTTAATCCACCACCGGATGGACGGCTCTGAAGTTGAGCAAGAAGTGTTTCCTGTTCTGCAATCTTTGCTTCAAGTGCCGCGAGCTTGGCTTCCAAGGCTGCAACTTGATTACTTCCGGAAGAAACCGCTTTAGCTTTTGCATCAGCTTTTGACCTTGACGTTGTAGTTCTATCAGACATTATTTATCTCCTATAAATTAAGAACAATCATTGATTAATTATGCGGTTGCCAGAATTAAAACCTATATTTTCCTATAGAATTTGTATTAGGAAAGCATGAAGCCACT